GAGATAGTTCCGGCAGCATAGCCGTTGCCTGCGTCACCCTCTGCGAGTGAACTGGCCTGAACTGTCACAGAATAAGCACCCGCCTTCAGGACCGCCTCTTCGTCGGTTGCAAAATAGACAGTACTGTCCGCAGTGACCTTTGTCCACTTCGGGATGATGATGTTCTGACTCAAAGGTTCGTCGACCGAAAAGCGCAGCAAGACGGTCGCCGGGCTTGCACCGAGCCGGGAGACGCCGAGACGTTCTCCGATCGCATCCAGCACTTCGCCGCGTGCGTAGCGGAGAAGCCCCTGCCGTGCCGCGTCATCGATCTTGTTGAACAGTCCGACGAAAACCGCGACCAACGCTTCTCCGTAGATCCGGCGCTCGTCGCCGGGGTACAGAGGCTCGCCGACATTCTGTTCCAGTTGCTGGATGATGGTCGTATAGATTTCGGAGGCGTCTGTAGTCACGAGATGGATATCGTCGCCATAGATGTTCGTCGCCACTTACGAGCCTCCTTTCACGAATGTGTCATAAACGAAATCCCCGTCCATAGCGGACAGGGCGTTGATGTCGATGTCATCCACGTCCAATCTCGGCTCATAGGTTTCGATGAGCCAGGTTGCATCCGCAAGAAACCGCGGACGTCCGTAAGACGCAGGTGTGTCGATGAGTGTCCGGTCGATGCCTTTCACTCTTTCATAGGGGACTTCCCCTCGGACGGTGCGCAATAGGTTCAGCACGCAGACGAGAGGGTCGCCGTTGCCACTTGCGAGCATATCGTCACCCCTTCAATTGAGTGTTGGTAGTCTTCTTCGCCGCTTTGTCGGCCGCTGATGCGGTGACGCTTGCAGCAGATGTTGTGGTCTTTTTCGCCGTCTGCAATGCAGCCGTTCCAGACTTGGACGTCGATGTCTTTGCCGTCTCCTTATCCTTCGATGCCTCCGGGGCGTACTCTTTGAAAGACACGGCAATCTTCCCGGCGAAGATTTCTCCGAAGTCGTTGATCTGACCTTCTGAGAGCGCGATTTTCGTCAGCTGGACGTTGGCAGGGCCAAACCGACGGCCAGCAAGGAAGAACGGTGCATACTGGCCGACGAGTTCTGTCCAGGCTTCGTATTCGTCTCGAACATCGACACCGGCATAGCCGGTCACGAGGTAGTCTAATTCGAACTCCTGATCCTTCAGGTTCATTGTCTTGGTCGGCGCCGAACCTTCCTTGTCGTCGTTCGTCTCCGTCTCAAGTTCGAGAGATGCAGACACGTCCCCCAGATGCTTGATCTGATTCGGATTGACAGTCCACTGCATCCCGTTCCACTCGGCCATGATGACAGGAGAAGATGCCCCGTCTGCCGTTTTCAGTTCGCCCGAAGCATCGACCGTTGTCGCGGTCGCAGTCGGGTCAAAGTTATAGGTTGGCATGGTTCCTCCTTTGCGAGGAACTTCCCCGCTTGTGATGGACCTGGGTCATGAAGACCAGCCCGTTATTGAGCAGGGCCTGTCGATCCGCCCTGCGAGTCTGTATGCGTATGAGACGCAAGAGATACCGCGCCTGCCTTTACGTCGCTACCTGACACTTCACCGGTCGCAGATACCGAGCCAGACGCACTGACGTTTCCGCTGGCGGAGACGTTCGCTCCGGAGATGTCTCCTTCTGCAGTGATTCCCCCAGAAACGCTCTGTGCGCCCGTCTGAGAGAGGTCTCCTGTAAGGGCGAAATCGCCTGACTCGACCTCTAAGTTGCCTGACACGAGCCGTGCCGCGCCAGACTGGAGGGTCAGGTCGCCTTCCGTCATCTCGACATTACCTTTGATGACCTGAAGGTCTCCGTGGATGTGTCCTTCCCAGTTGCCATCCATGCGAGCAAAGATCGTCCCGCTCCCATCTTCAAACATGGCATAGACGACCTCGTCACCAACCTGCAGGTTTCCCATTTCTCCTCGCAGCCACCACTGAATGGTCAGCGGAAGCGTCACGAGAGAGTCCGCAGTGCATGGAAGCACACGGGCCGTCGTGGGGTTCTCGTCCTTGTCGACCGGAGACTCCTCAATGGTCGAGATGGTGCCCTTCTGGAGCATTTCGAGGTTCGAAAGATTCATCAATATCCCTCCAGTGGCTTTCTCAGCCAGATTTTCGACTTGGTCTTCACGTAGTCATGGCGGACCTGTGTCACAAAGGCTTTTCCATCCCACCCGGAGGCTCCTTCTGTGTTCAGTGTCACATTGGAGCCCGGCGCGATATCTCGAGCCATGTATTCGGTGTAGATGGTGGCCGTCGTCATGTTCTTGTTCGCATCTCGCAACAGGTTCTTGGCGAATCGGTTTGCTTCTTCTTCCGAACTCATCGCAAGCGGCAAGACCGTCTTCAGCGCCTTCTTTCCTGCGTCTGAGGAAAACGTGCCAACGATCGAACCGTTCTTAACTTCGCAAGAGCCATAGGCTTTGTCTCCGTTGTCCTTGTATTCGAAGTCGTAGCCGTTTGTGATCTTCAGTTCCGTTCCGGCCTGCATCCCTTCCTGGGCACTCTGCGAATACAGGATTATCTGTTCGTCGAAAACGAGAAACGCCACACCTTCAAGGATGCAGCGTTTATAGAGGAAGTCGAAGTCCGGCTCGTTGTTCTGAGTCACGAAATTGTACGTCTGATCTGTCACGCTATAAGGAACAACTGACAGCCCGTGAGTCTCTGCGATCTCGTTGACGAGTTGCAGGAACTTCACCTGCTCCCACGACTTCGACCGCTTATCTTTGACGGTCGGAGGCATGGAGTAGGCGCGAAGCGTCAGAAAGCCGGAGGATGGTGTTACGCTGTCGACGAACATGGTGCCCGTCTTGGCGTTCCCATCCTCCACTTTGATCTTGTCGCCCTTCTTTGGGTTCCAGCGCTGCCACAGTTGCCGCGTATCATTCAGCCGGAGCAGGAGCTCATCGGAATGACGTTCCGCATACATCGTGTGGTAGCACCGGTTCACAGAGATGTCGGGATAGATGTCTACCCCTTCATAGATCACTTTCATGTCAACGCCTCCACGGCGGCAACGTCTCTGAAGTCTCCACCTGTTCTGCGTCGATGACAGGAACCTTCAGGACTTCCCCACCTTCGAAAACGACGGTGTCGATGTAGTCTCGGTTCGCGTCGATGAGAAAGGTGCTCATGCGCTCCTCATTGTATGCCGCAATGGCAATAGAGTCCCAGGTGTCGCCACCCTGCGCGATGTACTCAATAGAGCCCAGCACCTTCTGTGACATAGGCACCCTCCTCTCTTGCTGCAAGCGCCTGCATGACGAAGTCGATAAATTCAGGCTCAAAGTCTCGGAGCGCTTTGATGATTGTCTCCGGTTTCATCTTCTCGCCGTTCTTCGTCTCAACCTTGACGGTTGGGCTGAAGGAAATGCCGCCCATGTTGACGGTGTTTCTATTTCTGTTCACGGGAGAGGCGATGCTGATCGGATTCGCTGTGGGCGCAGAAAGACTACGGCCAACTCGGGCAGAATAGGCTTCATTCGTTCCAGGCATAGTGCCAGAATAAGACGCTGTAGCCTTGTTCATGTCGGCTGCCGTGGCACCAAGCATCCGGCCGGCCTTGGCCCAGTATGCGATGTTCTGGTCTCTGTACTTCGGGTTGAAGGACAGGACTGCTTCCACAGGATACCGTGGATCTTCACCTGCGATGGTGACGCCACGAGTGAAACCGCCCTTCGCCTTTCCTTCGGACTTCGAGATCTTCTCTTTGATGTTCTTCGCGATGTTGACGGTCGCCGTTATCGGATGAGCAAATGCCGCACGGATCTGCGCGAGTTTGTTCCGGACCCACTGCAGAATCTCGTTCAACTTGTTCACGAAAACCTGCTTCACATTCGAAAGCGCCTGCCGAGCCGCAGAGGCTGCCGATGCCATTGTTTGCAAGATGTATCGTGGGATGAGGACAAATCGGATGTAGACCAACCGAACAATGAAATTCAGCGCGTTGCTGAAGAAGTTCTTGATGGCAGCAAGTTTCTGAGATACCCATGCAGAGATCTGCGACATCTTTGCGGAAAGAAAAGCGCCGAGCTGAGAAGCCTTGGCTTTGATCGTGTCCCAGTTCTTATAGACCGCTACACCTACTGCGATGAGCGCCGCAATAGCTCCGACAGCAATCAGCACCGGTGGAGAAATACTCATAAAAGCGATTTTGGCAACCATGCCAAATACGCGGAGCGTTGAAACAAATCCAGATATGATTCCCTTTATTCTTTGGAAAACAGCAATTCCTTTCATAATTCCCGATACGAGTTTCCCAAAAATTGAAACTGCAGGGCTAATTGCAGTTAGAATCCCAGCGATAAGTGCAACGGGATTTGAAGAAAACGCTTCTGCCACGCCGCCAAGGATAGAAGGGATTTCTTGAAGCAGTTTTGGGAGGCCGGCTATTAAACCTCTGGTAACTCCATCCATTATCTGTATGCCAACTTCAACCATTGCCGGAATATTGGCAGCAAAACCTGAAACTAAGACAGGAATTATTTGGCCGACCTTTTCCGATATTTTCCCGAAATCTATGTTTTGAGTGATATCTTCAAAAATGTGACCGAGTTTTTCGACAACAGGTGAAAAATCGCCAGATTCTAAGCCCTTGACGATCAGCGGGACTGCATCTGCCACCTCGCCAAACGCAAGTTTGATTCCACCTTTGAAATCGTTTAGTGCTCCCGATATGCCAGAAGCTCCTATACTCTGGATGACATTGGCAACACCAGTTGTGATTGCGGTTTTGATGTTAGCCATGGATGTGGCTATGCCGCCGGTGGCCGACTGGGCTTGGTCTGCAAAAGATTTCAGCCCTTCTCCTCCCTCTTTGTCGAGTTTGATTAGGGCATCCTGAACTTGTTCAGTGGTAACCTTTCCACTCTTCCATGCCTCAAACAGATCCTGAGATTTGGCTTTAGTTCCGAGAAGGCTTTGAGCAATCTGGTTCATCTGCGCGGGCATAGCGCTATTTATACTCGTCCAAGCATCAAGGTCCGGCTTACCCTTGGCAATGACTTTATACCATTGTTCCATTGCGCGAGACGCGACTTCTTGGCCTTGACCTCCGGCAAGCGTCGCATCGTTCAAAGCAACCGTCAAGTCTGTCGCCAGACTAATATTGCCAGTCAGAGCGGCATATTGCTGCTGCATTTCAACAATTGCAGGAAGAGTAGTCGGAAGACCATCTATACCGTCCTGAAGACTCTGTAAAGCGTTGTCGACTTCGTTGACGTCATAATTCAAGTTTTGCATCGTCTGGCGGTAAGAGTTCAAGGTATCGACTCGCGCAATCGCATCATCCATGCTGTTGTTGATTGCAGAAGAAATCGAAGCGATTCCTCTGGCCGCAAGATTGCCGATTGTGTTGCCTATTACGCTTTTGAGTATTTCATGGTCTTTCTTCACTTTCTCCATAGATTTAGAAAAAGACTTGGAATAGTTTGAGGTGGCTCCATCTAAATCGTTCAAACTGCTGCGAACTTGTTTGAAAGATGAGGTCAACGACTTGTCCACGCGACCTTCGAGAGAGACTAACGCCTTCATCTCTTTTTCTTTGGCCATCGTATCACCGCCTTCTCTTTTGGGATTTCTTCATCTGTTCTTCCTGTTTTTGAATATCTTCGATAGCCTCCCCGTAATCAACAAGGAAATCAAGTATCCTTAATGCTTCGAGGAATTCTCGCGAGGTGTGGAAGGCTCTTGCGTAATCTCGGACGGCTCTTCGGAGTTCTTTGACTCGAAGTCCCCCAACACCTCGATAATAAAATTTCTGCCGATGATAGAAACTGCATACAGGTCTCGTCCTTTCAACCGTTCGAGATCGGCAACGTCTACATCAGGATTGACCGCAAGAATTGCCGCAAATCCAATTTGAAGATGAAGATAGTAATCGCTTTCTGCAATCGAAACATCATAACTGATCGATCTTTTGCTTGCAGCTTTGTATTCTTCGATGGTTATTTCATCAGCATCATATGTAAGCTCTGTCACTTCTTTTCCGTTGACAAGCAACGGCTTCTTAAGTTTGAGCGTTTCTTTCATGTTCAATAAACTCCTTTCAAAAGTTCAAGAAGAACGGCCCCCGATGCGGAGGCCGTTTATCAGTTCTCAGATGAGGGGATTGATCTTCGAGTAGAAGTCTTTGCCCTGGATTCTAAGGATGTGGTTCAGCTTATCGATACAGCAGTATTCTCTGCCGTTGATAAACAGCTGATATCGAAGGACCGTGAAGGTCATTTCGTTCTCGGAGGCCTCTCCGGCTTCCAGTTCGATACCGGGGAACGTCTTCGGGATGGCGCGGAGGAAAGCCTTTCCGCCCTCCGCCTTCGTGTTGCCGAGACGATCCGTGACGTCTTTAGCCCAGCGGGCTTCGACAGTGATGGCGCCGTCGGCAGCAGCCGCCAGATTCAGGAGGCCGAGGTCTTCACCGATTTTCGTGATGGAGAATTCCATGTCGTCGGTTCTGGAGGGAACCGGAAGCGAGATGGTGCCGCTGGCGTTGACGTCGAAGGTCTCATAGTTGATCTCCGGGAGGGTCATCGCCACATCGCGCGCGACCAGCTGTCCATTGACATAGCACGTGTTCGCAAGAACCGGACCGGAATAGTCAAATGCAGTTGCCATTCTTATTCACCCTCCTCTTCCGTGTAGACGCTGAAACCGGCGTCAGTGTATGCCACCTTGACCGTGGCCGACTTGAGCGGCGGGGTCGGAGTGACAAGGATGTTCCAGCAGAAATCGCCGTT